ACGAATGTCTAAGTAATGAATCTATTATTTTTTTACAGCCACGCAAATTTAGATTTTGTAAAGACTTTAATTCTGATAAATATTCTAGTCCAATATCTGTTATTCGTATACAATCTGATAAATTAAGACTTTGTAATGATGATAATTCTGCTAAATGTTTTAAACCAATATCTGTTATTTGTAATCCACATAAATTAAAAATTCGTAAAGATTTTAAATCAGATAAATATCCTAGACTAAGATCAGTTAATAATATACAATAAGACAAATCTAATTTTTTTAAAGATGTTAGGCCAGATAAATTTTCAATACCATTATCTGTTATTAGATTACAATTATATAAATCAAGATTATTCAAGTATCTTAATGAGGTTAAATATTTTAGTCCATTATCTGTTATTTTTACACACCAAAATAAATTAAGACATTGTAATGATGTTAGATTAGATAAATGTGTTAGTCCTATATCTGTTATTTTCGTACAAATAGATAAATCTAGATTTTGTAAAGATATTAGATTAGATAAGATTTTTATTCCATTATCAGTAATATCTTCACACCAAGATAAATTAAAATTCTTCAATGATGTTAGATTAGTTAGATATTTTAATCCTAAATCAGTAATTCTTTCACATTGAGATATATCAAGACTTGTTAAAGTAGTTAAATCAGCTAAATGTTTTATTCCTATATCTGATATTTTAGAACAATCTGCTAAAATAAGATTTTGTAAAGATTTTAATTTAGCAACATCTTTAAGTCCATAACCTGTTATTTTTCTACAACTGGACAAATTAAGATTTTGTAAATATCTTAGATTGGTTAAATATTCAAGACCAAAATCTGTTATTTCATTAGACCAGGATAAGTTAATAGTTTGTAAAGTTGTTAGATCAGCTAAATATTTTAAACCAGTATTTGTTATTTTATCACATTGAAATAATTCAATATGTTGTAAAGATGATAAATCAAATAATTGTTTAATTGCATAATTTGATATTTGATCACAATAAAATAAAGAAAGACGATATAATTTATTGATATGATCTTTCTTTATTTTATTTAATATTTGATATAATTGATAATTATTAAGATCTATTGAGTCTATTTCTAAATTATTAATAATAAATTTATTATTATTAAATGATAAAAATATATTTAATATATTGTTATTTTTTATTTGAATTATTTTAAATTCAAATAGAATTTTATTAGTTTTCATAGAATAATTTTCTCTATTTGTCAATAGAAAATTAATGAAGGTTTCAAAATCATTAAATAATTTTGGTATTAATTCATTTGGTATTTTTGAAAATATATCATCATGTTTTGTAACACTTGATGATATTAAATATTTATTATAATACATATATTTATTATAATACATATAAGTTAATAAAAAGATATATTTGAGCTAAAGTATTGATCTCACCAATAGAGTTAAAAATTTAATATATACAAAAAAACTTTATTCTAATTAAATAAAGTAAGTAATTTGGTATCCTTTAATTCTTGTCTACCTGATAAAGTAACTATATCGCTATTTGTTTTTACAATATTATTAGATTGTATTTTATTTACTTCATTAACAGTATTAAAAAATAATTTACCATCTTTAATAGATAAATCTATATCAGATAATGATATATTATCTAATGTTTTACCATTTATCATTAAATCAACTATTTTTCCATAAGATATGCTGTAAATGTATGATCTAAGTGTATCTTTATCTTTATAATCTATTTGTATAGATAATAATTTTGTTATTTTTGCATACGACACTGTATCGATTCTATTTAATATAAGATCTAATCCTAAACCACTATTTATAAATTCAACTATTTCTTTATCAGCAAATATTTTTGTCGGATTTTTATTGAATTTGTCTATAATATACATCATATTATCAATTATGTTTGTGCTTACTAAAGTGTTATCTGTTAATATTGATGCACTTGATGTTAATCCAGCATTCATTAATCTAATTAATGTAAGAATACTACAAATTATATTAGAATTATTTTTTATTGTTGTTAGATATTGATAATTTGCATACGTAATAGTATTATCAGCAATTGTGTTTGATAAACCATTGTTCATCAAAATTATTATTACACTTGATTGTGATGGTTTAGGATATCCTAAATTAATTAATTTATTGTATTGATTATATGTAATTGTATTAGTACTAATTGTATTAGATAATTTTAAATTAAATAAATCTCTCCAGTTTAATATATTTAGCAAAGAATAACCATTTATTAACATATATATTAATTGTTGTGGTGTAAATGCATTATTCTTCCCCTCTTTATCAAATTTATTAATATCAAGAATATCGAATATATTTTTAAATATACAAGGATTATATGACTCAGGTAGACCTTCAGTAAATACATTCAATGATTGATTTAATCCAAAATTTAACATTTGAGCAATTTGTTCATCTGTTATGTTTGCCTTATTAAATTTCTCATAAGTTGCATATGATAACATTTGTTTAGTATTTAATTTTGTAATATCTAAACCCTTATCTAATAAACCAATTATTTTTGAATAAGGATATCCGGCATTTAATAAACCTAAAGTTATGTATAAACCAATTTTTTTATTAAGTATTAAATCATTATTTTCATTGGCACTTAATCCAAATAATCCTTCTACATTATATGATGTATTTAACAAATTAGGTGTCAATTTTAAAATTTGTTCATAAGTAAAATTTACATTTATTAAATTATCAATTTGTTCTGGAGTAAATGTTTTATTTGACAAATCATTAATTTGTACAGGAGTAAAATCTACATTTATTAAATTATCAATTTGTGCAGAAGTAAATTTTCTACTTAAGAAAAATTTAATTTGATTATAAGATATTCTATACTCTAAATTATCAATTTGTGCAGGAGTAAAAGATATTCTTTCTAATTCTGAAATTTGTTCTATAGTAAAACTAGAAGCATTTTCTTGAATAAATCCAGTCACAACTTTTTCGATAATTCTATTAGATGGTCTAGATTTTTTTTTTATTTTAATAATTTCATCATACGATTTTATATAGTCCCATTTATCAATTTCTTCCTGAGTAAATCTCTTTTTTAAATTATCAATTTGTCGCGGAGTAAAACTAGAACCATTTGGTTGAATATGTAATTTATCAATTTTGTTCTGAAGTAAATTTTTGTCTAACAAACTAATAATTTGTTCATAAGATATTTTACTGTTCAAATCAATAATTTGTCGCTCAGTAAAATTTTTATTTAACAAACTAATAATTTGATCATAAGATATTCTGCAGTTTAAATCATTAATTTGTTCTGAAGTAAATTTTTTGTCTAACAAACTAATAATTTGTTCATAAGATATTTTACTGTTCAAATCAATAATTTGTCGCTCAGTAAAATTTTTATTTAACAAACTAATAATTTGATCATAAGATATTCTGCAGTTTAAATCATTAATTTGTTCTGAAGTAAATTTTTTGTCTAACAAACTAATAATTTGTTCATAAGATATTTTACTGTTCAAATCAATAATTTGTTGCTCAGTAAAATTTTTATTTAACAAATCAGCTCTTTGTTTGTAAGTAAATCTAAAGTCTCTAGTTCCTAATACAAAATCTACTTTAAGTTTTTCCACTAAAGTTTTATCAAAATAAGTATCTAATAAATTAAAACCTAATTTATTACTATTACCTTCTTCTAATATCCAATCACAATCTACTTTTTCATTTCCGGTTTTATTTGTTGAATATCTAAAATTAAAATCCGTAAATAATTCCAATATTTGTATCATTCTTTTATATGGTTGATCGTTTAAATTACAACTAATTAGATCGAAGTTTTTTTTGAGATTTGTTTTAGTAATATTTGCATCATAATCAACATAATCATATACAATTTCATTAATTATATCTAGCAACGGTTGAAATTGTTTAACATCATTACTATTTTTTAGAATAATCTCACAACCAGAACAGATTTTAATATTTTGAGTATTATTATCGAATACCCAACCAACTAATTTTAATTGTTTGTATTCGATTCCAGAAAGTTTTTCATTTAAATTTGACTTAAACTCTTCTAATGTCCATCCTGAGTTATATTTAAAAATTATAATATTTAAATTAACACACTTAAGTAATTCATCAATATATTTAATAGAGTCTGATACAATTAATAGACCATTCGGATTTAGTAATTTTTTTAAAGAATCTAAATGTGATTCAATTTGACTAATTAAATTAGTAATACGTTGATGTTTTGTTTCTGACATTTTTTATAATATAAAATAATATTATAAAAAATGCATATGGTTAAATTTATCACCCATATGTATTTTTTTGAAAATAATATTATTAATAATTATACAAGAAAATTCTATATTTGTAATTAGATAAGATCATACATTTATTATGTAAAGTTCATTAATAAATCATAGAATAGTAAATATCCATATTTTATCACAAGCAATCTAAAACTATCTCATTAGTCTGATTCAGAATCTATTTCATTAAGATTTTCAGTTTCTTTTTTTTTTATTTGTCTTGCTCTTCTTTTAGTATTTCTTTTAGAAACTTCTTTTCTAGAAGCTTTTGTTTATTGTTTTTTTTCTTCTTTTATTGATTTTTTTTTTGCTTCTTTTAGATTTTTTTTACTAGAGTTTTTTACTTGTGATAATTTATTTTGTTTCATTTTTTCAATTATTTCTGTGATTATTTGCTCTATTTCTTCGTCAATATCAGCGTCTATTTCTGCGAACTTTTTTGCGGCTTCTTTAGCAGCTTCTGTTGCAGCTTCTGTTGCAGCTTTTATTGCGGCTTTTTTTGCAGCTTTTTTTGCGGCTTTTTTTGCGGCCTTTTCTGCTTTTGCAGCTTTTTCTGCTTTTGCAGCTTTTTTTGCGGCCTTTTCTGCAGCTTCTTTTTCGGCTTTTTCTTTAGCTTTTTTTGCGGCTGCTTCTTTAGCTACTTCTTTAGCTATCTTTTTGGCTTCAATTTCAGCAATTTCTTTAGCAGCAAAAAAAGCTTTTTCTTCAGCTTTTTTTGCTTTAGCAGCTATTTTTGCGGCTATTACGATTTCTTTAGCAGCTTTTTTTGCGGCTATTTTAGCGGCTTTTTCAGTTTCTTTAGCGGCTATTTTAGCGGCTTTTGCATCAGCTTTTGCAGCTGCTTTTTTTGCGGCTTTCGCAGCTTTACGGGCTTCTGTATCTTCATTATTCATTTATAATATATTATTATAAATGATTTTTATTATATTACCAGATGCATTTTTATACCATAAAAATATGTTAATATAAAAATATTATAATGTTTATCAATATATTATATATATGATGCATTAACAATATATATATTATTTTTTTTCAAAAATAATGAGATTAATGTTAGAGAAAATTCAAGACTTTCAACATTTATTAAGTAAATTTATTTACTTAATAAATGTCTTGAAATGTCTTGAATTCTTTGAACTGATAGCTCAAAAAAATAGAGAGTAGAAATGATCTATTATAATATTGGACATCTTCAAATCTTCAAATATTCAAATCTTCAAATGCTTAATAAATTTAATCAGTACTAATAACAACAGCAACTGCTTGATGATCTGAATATTGAAAATTTATCTTAGTATAATCATTATATATTTTTTTAGCAAATATAAAATCGACTTGTTTACCAAAAGGTGTAGTTACTCCAACTACACAGGAATAAAATCCCTCTTCATCTGTTAAATATTTATATTCTAGATCTAAATTATTAAAATTAAAATCTCCTATTATAAAATCAGGTCTAAGACTTAGAATTTGTTTTAGTTGTTTCTTTCTAAGTTTATAATTAAAATTAATAATATCATATAGATCATTTGCATAATAAAGAGAACCACTTCGATCGTAAAAACGCTTACCAATTTCCAAATGAGTATTAATAAATTTCTTGTTATGCAAATCAAAAGATAGAATCCAACGTTTCTGATCAAAATATTTTTCATTATATAATTTTTCAGAGTAGATATTTTTAATTGGTAAATTTTTCTTATATAATATAACTAGACCAATATGCGATGGATCCTTAATATATAAATATGTTGTTGAATCAATTTGAAGATCAGTATAATATTCTTGTAAAAAACAGATATCAATATTTAGATTTTGAATAAGTGCTAATAATTGTTCTAATATATACATTGGTTTATCATTTAAATTAATACTACGAAAGTTATGAACATTTAAAGTAAATAATCTTAAATTATTATCAGAAGTTGGGATTTTTTTAAAATATTCTATTTGTGATTGATCTAGTTTATTATTTATATAATAATTGATTAATTTGAAATCTGGATTATTTGCACTAAGTTTTATGTCAAAATTAATATCAAATGGATTAAAATGTAAATGTTTTATAAATTGCATTGAATCGTATTTATGATTAGGTCTTCTCTGTAATACATCACCTTGATTCCAAATAATAACCTCAGTACTTGTCATAGAATTATATGGTGTAAAGAAACCAGTTTTACCAGTGATACCATCAAATTGATCTTTGAAAAGTAACATAATACCATTTGCACAAACACGATCAATATTACCAGCACCATAATACCAACCAGTATATGATTTATCATAATTATTAGTAAAAGTGGTTATATCACCTTCTGGTAGATAAAGCCAAATATCTTTAAATCTAGTATATTTAGATATGTTATAAGCTTGATAATATTTATTAATTCCAACACCATATTTTACTTTGATTGCTTTATAAAATTCCTTGTATGTTATTTTGTCAAAGAATATTTTATCGGCTTTACCTTTTTTGAATTTTGCCCGAATTAAATCTATAATTATCCACATATTTTTATCATTAGTAATATTAAATAATTTAAGATCTTTTTTTAGTTTATATACTTGTAAACCACCAGAATATCTTTTTGAATAATAATAACCAACATATTTATCACCATAATAACCAAAAGGGACTGTATTATAAAACTCTTTTTCCTCGGTTGGTGTATAAAAATATTTGGTTCCTTTATAAATATAATTTCCTTTTTTTAAAATATAATTAACACCATCAGGTTCAAATTTATTTTCTAATGATGATCTAATTTTTTCTTCAATTGTTTTAAAATATGATAATTTTTTTGATAATTTTTCATAAACTGGATATATTCTAGCATAATTATCATAATCATAATCATATTTTTTTTGATCATATAATTCAATATACCATCCTAATTTATCTTTGTATTCATTTAAAATTATTGTTCTATCTGTTAAATTATTAATTCTAGGCTTCCATGAATATGAAAAATTTAAATTCGAATTTAACTTTTTTTTATCAATTTCAAAATCTTTTTCAGGATTCATTTAATACTATAATAGTATTAAATGAATAATTTTTAATTGTGACGTTTTAAAAATATTTACATAATTATTAATAATGCCTTTAGTTACTATCATCAGAAATAAATAATTGTTTTTTTTTTAGGAATATTATCTAATTCAATATGAATTTTTTTTATTATTTTATTCTCCATATTATTATCTATATTATTATCTATATTATTATCTATATTATTATCTATATTATTATCTATATTATTGGTATTAATTATATTACTAATATTATTAAATTTCTTCTCATCAAATAAATTTAATTTATTTAATCTATCAGAATTTGTGTTTGTGTTTGTGTTTGTGTTTGTACTTTTACTTGTACTAATATTAGTACTTGAATTTAAAACAGATGTATCAATATCTGATTTAGAATTTTGAATTTCTAATTCATTTAATAAAGTATTATTAGTTATCATTGATATTTATATAATAATCATATTGAAAAAAAATTGAAAAAAAAACTCATATTTACTTAATGCAAGTAAATTAATACTTAATAAACATTATAATGGAAGTACTTAATAATTTTTTTGTAGGAGTATTAGAAACGTCTAATCACACTGATTCAACAAATGAATCAAAACAATTATATTATAATGATATTCTAGAATCTGAAAATATTAATGGCAAAGGTAAATTATTTATAACTAATGAAAATTTATCACTTGTTTATAATGGTCCAATTGTAAATAGCAAAATGAATGGTAATGGTTATATTATTTATACATTAAATAAAGAAAATCCTTTGTATAAATCTTATCAAGGAGAATTACAAAATAATTATTACAATGGTGAAGGTATAATAACATTTACAAATGGTGATGTATTTATTGGAAATTTTTCAAAAGGAAAAAAAGATGGTCCTGGTAAAATGTATAATTCAAATGGTGATCTAACCATGGATAACATTTGGAAAAACGATATTATTTGTGGTAAAGTTGATTATATTGATTATTATCATAATACTAAAATTCCAAAAATTATTGGTCAATTATCTAATAGTATTAAAATTGGCCATTGGTTAAATATTCGCGAAGATGAAACAATCGAAAGAATTGATTATTATAATATTTCGGAATCTGAAACAGGATCAGGATCAGGGTCAGGTACAAGATCCGAATCTAAATCAAATGAAATTATTAAACAATTAATAACACATAACAATGGATATCCAAAAGTACAATGTTTACATTATGATAATAAACCATCTATTGAAGAACTTTGTATGGGAACTTTTAAATATTTTGATGATAAATTAATATATAAAACAAAACGATCAAATAAAAATAATTCTTCATCAGGTTCATCAAATTTAGACAAAGGAATTAATAATAATGATATTGATTATGCAAATATGTCAAAATATGCAACTATGTTAGATACTTCTAAAATTAAAGATCATACAATGTATCTTTATTTGGATTCAAAAGGAAAGAAAGTTAAAATAACTGAATTTATTAATAATAAAGAGTATGATTATATTGTTTATCTTGATGACGGATCAAATAAAAATGTTAAATATTTTGTTAATAATTTTAATATAAATCCTATTTCTAAACAAGTTACATGTAAATCATCAATTTATCAAATTGATTCTCATAGCGATATTAAATTACCCATGCTTTATTATGAAGGTGAAACAAATAATTCTTATTTACCACATGGTACTGGTATAATATATTCAAATGGGAATATTAAAATGTCAGGTATATTTGACAAAGGACATATTACTAATGGTATTCTGTGTGCTGAACATGATTCAAAAACATATTTATATTATGATGGGAGTTTTAAAAATGATAATCCAGATGGTGAAGGTAGTTTTTATGATCATAATAATAATAAGTTATACGATGGACAAGTATCGAATGGTAAACGTCATGGAGACGGAATTTCGTATTGGTTAAATGGTGTAAATAATTGGAAAGGCAGATGGCATCATGATAAAAAACATGGCAAGGGAACTTTATATGCAGATAATGGTGAATTAATTTGTCATTGTACACATAATAATGATCAATTTGAAGAATTTGACAATATTTAATGAGTAATTTACTAGTGTTAAGTAAATATAATTTACTTTATTTTATATAGACTTATGTGGTTTAATTGGTTTAATTGGTTTAATTGGTTTAATTGGTTTAATTGGTTTAATTGGTTTAATTGGTTTAATTGGTTTATTTAATAAAATAATTGAAAAATATAAATATAAACATAGGTATTATATAAATATATTATATTATATTATATTTAAATGAACAAACAACAAATAGCTCAAAATAAAAATATTCTAGTGATTTATGAATTACATAAAAATCAAGGAAAAAATCAAGGAAAAAATATTTTACAAGAAGAAACTGAACCTTCATTTTCTATATTTCCTAATATGCCTTTGATGAAATATGGTTTTTATTATTTCATTCATCAAACAAAAGATAAAATGGAAATGTTTGAAAAACCAGAATTAAAAAATAAAGAATTACATAAAATTGTCAATGCATATGAAGATATTGTCCCTCAAGAAGAATTTGTTAAACAAACTAAAAATGACAATTTAAAACCATCAGATGACATCAATAGTTTTAGTATTAAATATTTTAATTCAGATCGAATTATTTCTAGAGCTTTCTATAAATTATGGGAATTAATTATGATGTTTGATTTAATACCTGATAAAAAAGGTATTGTTTCACTACATATAGCAGAGGCTCCTGGATCATTTGTACAATCTGTTATATATTATCGTAATAAATTTTTTGCTGATAAATCATCTACCGATAAATATATTGCTACGTCTATTGAACCACAAAAAAAATCAACATCTGGTTATGTTCCTACATTTAATTCAGATCTAACATCAAATAAACAATTTAGTAAATGGTCACATGCTGATTCAGATTTAACCAAACCAAAAATTATTAAAAAATTTATAGAGGATAATTCAGGTTCTAAGGCAGATTTTATAACTGCAGATGGTGGATTTAATTGGAAAGATGAAAATTATCAAGAACAAGAAGCATATGTTTTACTTCTATGTGAAATTTATTGTGCAGTTAAATGTCAAAAAGAAGGTGGATCATTTGTAATTAAATTCTTTGAAACTTTTACAGAACTAACAATAAAAATGATAGAAATTTTAAAACAATTTTATGATAAAGTATATATTACTAAACCACTTTTATCTAGACCATCTAATTCTGAACGTTATATTGTTTGTATTAATTATACACCAGATAGTAAAAATTCAGAAAAATATTTGGAAAAAATATTTAATATCATTTCTGAAGCAAATTCTGAAGCAAATTCTGATAAGTATCTTGTTGATATTTTTCCTGAATATCAAATTACTCCTGAACTAGATATGATAATTAAATTATCTGCTACTGAAATGTCTAATGAACAACATAGACAAATTAACGAAATGATTAGCTATTTTAATGATGGTAATTATTATGGCGATGCATATAGAAAATATTTAATTAATAGAAGAAATGCAAACGATTTTTGGATTAGTACATTTTATCCACCAACTAATTCACAAAATGATTTAAAATCAACACGAGATTTAATATCTAAATTAAAATTAAATGATTTAACTAATACAAGTCAAAAATTATCTGAATTAAAATCTAAATTTGAAATTATCGTTTTTGATCTAGATACATCAAATATTAATGATTCTGATACTGAATCTGACACTGAATCTGACACTGAATCTGACACTGAATCTGACACTGAATCTGACACTGATACTAATATCAAATCCAAATCCAAAACCAAGACCAAAACTAAGCCCAATACCAAGACAAAGACCAATACTAAGACCAAAACCAAAACTTCAAAATAAAAAAGAATGTATATTTATTCTAGAGAATATTGAATCAATATTAAATTTTATTTTTTACAAATTTTTCATGTAAAATATGACCCATATCATTTCTTACATCATTTAAGTTTTTTTTACCAGAATCAATATCTGAAATATTATCTAAAAACATATCTAAAATAGATAAATCTGAATCATTAATTATTGTTTTAAATAAAAATGGGTATTCTTCTTTAAATGTAGGAACAAAATCAGCAAGTTCTTTATTATATTCATCGGGGTGGAATTTTTTTTTAAATTTCATATTATCTGTATTCATTTTTGTATGTAGTAATTTAACATATGAACTAATTAATTGTTTAAAATTAGTTGGATTTTGTTTAGGTTTACGTGTTGTATCAATTATATCTTCAGGATAGGTATATTCTGTATTTGATTCTGTATTGGATTCTGTATTTGATTCTGTATCTTTTATAATTGTTTCTAAATTTTCGGTATCATTATTTGATTCTGAATTAATATTTGACATAGTTTTTGACATAGTTTTTGACATAGTTTTTGACATAGTTTTTGACATAGTTTTTGACATTATTTTAATATTAGTATATGAATATATATATATGATTACGATTTAAATAGAAAAATTTTTCTATTTAAATCAAAATTAAATCTTTTTTATATAAGATCTATTATATATAACAATGTTTGATAAAGATACTATTTTTGATTCTAATACAATTAATTGCTTAAATGAGATTAAATATATTGTTATTTGGCAAGTTATTTGTGCGTTCTCGATTATTTTATATGGAACATTTCGTTGTAAAAATAGATGGTTCAAAGATCCACTAATGGCAAGAGTATCAAATAATAAAACAATTGAAGGATATACAGATGGATGGGCAATTTCTCATGTTGTCTTTTATATGATATTAGGTTATTTATATCCAGATAGATGGATGTATATGTTTCTTTCCGGAGTAGCTTGGGAAATAATAGAATCAAGATTTGAGAATAAACCATTTTATTTAAGCTCATGTAAAGGTAGAGAACATGAAAAATGGTGGTATGGAAGATATGAAGATATAATATCAAATACAATTGGAATGATGATTGGTATTAGTTTAAGAAAATATAAAATCAAAGAACAATTATTAATGATAATCAACTAATTAACTAATTAATTAATTGAATGAGAAATTATATATATCTAACATTATAAATATCTAATTATGTATATCCAAAAATATTTAAAATATAAATCTAAATATTTAAAATTAAAAAGTAATCTTATTGGTGGTACTAAAGAACAAATAGAAGACATGGTTGAAATACGAAAAAATCTTTTAGAACTTGAGAAAAGAACAAATAGAATTAAAGATCAGATAAGAGCAATAGAAATAAATGAAATAAATAAATTTAAAGCAGAACTAGTAAGATTAAAAGTAGAAAGCAATCCTGAATACTCTTCGCTACTTAATTTATCAATTGCTATTGATGGATTTATATTGCAATATGCTAACTTTGAAAATGTAAACGATGAAATAAATACAGATATAAATACAAATACAGATACAGATACAGAAACAAATGCAGATACAGAAACAAATGCAGATACAGAAACAAATGCAGATACAGAAACAAATGCAGATACATATACAGATACATATACAGAAACAAATACAGATACCCGAACCGAATATTTTACATTTGAGGATATTGAAACAAATACAGATACCCGAACCGAATATTTTACATTTGAGGATATTGAAACATTTAGCCAAAAGATAAGTGGAACTGAAAAAAATAATGAAATAATCTATAAACTACAAGACTTATTATATGATGTCGAAATATCTAGAAAAGATATTGCATTTCGAGAACGTGGTAGATTACGTGACTATTATGAAAATAAAGCTAGAATCGAAAGATCATATGACTTATTATAGATATATTTATCCAATAATTGTATCTAATTTTCGTCCACTTGATTATGTTTTTTCTTCTAATAATATAGCTACTCTAAAAAAAACATAACTTATTATTGATGATAATTGTTCTGCTAATTACTCTAAAAAAAGTTTTCTTATATAACCATTGGTTTAAGATTCATTGTTTGGAATTCATTAATAATTTTTAGAATTTTTGTAGGAATCATTTTAAGTGTAATCGTTTGTTTAGGATTGGTATTGATTTCTAGTTCAGTATCAGATTCAAATTTACTATCAAATGATACATCAGATTGTGTTTGTGTTTGTGTATCTTCGATAATATCTTCTAAAACATCTGATACTCTATCTACTTCTAAATATTCTAGTTTTTTATTTTGTTCTAGACCAACAATAAATGCATTCGGGACAAGTTCTTGTACAATCGGATGTAAATGATCAAATATAAATTTATTTTGAGAAAAGACAATTTCATAATAGAGAGTAGGAGAATTAGATTCTTTAGTTTCTTTCAAAATAACATAAGGTAAATC